ATTTAAAATATCTACGATAACACTTTTGAATTTTTGCAATATAACATAATGATTGAAATGTAAACCTAAAATGTTTATCAATAGCATAAAATTTACACATTATTTACTTTAACTTTCAAAAATTTTATATAACAATTTTGACTAATAAAAGCATCAACATTACCAGCTAATAAAGTGTCCCTAACTGAATTTTGAGAACCTAAATACCCTTCTGCTTGAATGCCATTTATTTTAGTCTTTGTTTTGCTAATTTTATTTATTACCTCAAAAGTTGCATCCTTTGTAAAAAGTTTATCTTTTGGCGCTTCTTTTATATTAGTTATAATTTTAAAATTTTGCTTTTCTTTTGCTTTTTCTAATGTTTTATTAAACTCTTCTTCTTGAAAAACATTTAATAACTTGTCATAAGAAGTATCTTTTAATAACATTTTTTCAATATTTTTATCATCTTTCATTATTTTACCTTTCTAATATTAAATTTTTTCATCATCTAAGTTTGCAATTGTGATTATTTTGGCTTGAGAATACTCTTCATTAATTTCTGGTGCACTAAATCCTAAATATTTACACAAAGCTTCTAATGCCTTCAAACCAGCAGAAGAATCTCTCAATTTTTTCTTTCCGGTAAAATTGCCATCTTTGTCCAAAATATCTTCTTCTTCTAAAGAAAATTCAGCTATTTGCAATAATTTTTGAATAACATATCCTTTTTGTACCGACAAAGACTCAAGCTGCAACTTTAATTGCACTTTGATTTCATGAATTATTGATTCTTTTTTTAAAAGATTTAAAGAAAACGATTTCAAATCTTTGCATTTATAACCAGCTTTACGAGCAGAAATCTCACCGTCTAAAGTCTTTATATACTCACTTACAAACCGTTTTTGTTGTTGTGTTAATTGTTTCATCTTGTTACATTTCTTATTATAATTTGTATTTTTACTGAATAATTTGTATAATAAACATGCTATTTATATTTCGGCTAGTGTAAATCTTAACAGGGGGGAATGAAAAGGACTTCCTGTTTTTTTTGCCCTAATTCCTGAAAAGATTAACTACAGGTGCATTTAGCACTGAAGCATCCGACTTTGATTTTAAATTTAACAAAGCCTCTTTGTACATGCTCATCCAATAAGAGAACTTACAATGCTGTGGATTTGCCTTTAATCTCAAGCATGCCCCATATACTAACAATTGTTCTGCAAATGGCATGGGAATAAGCGATTTATCCGTTTCTTCTTCAAAATCTTCTTTTTCCTTTCCTACTTTGTCCACTACACAATTTTTTGTATAATATATGACTTCAACATTTTTATCATTTTCAAACTTGGGAAATAATAATTTATCTGACATAGACGAAAATTTTTCTTTCTTAAATTTGCCAGAAAAAAAGCTTTCAATATCATCAGAGAAATCATAACGTTTCCCCTCTATAAACAAATAAAGTATCCTACCATTAATCGGATTTTCAATTTCTACAGTATTAGCTGGCAAAACGAAATTTGATTTTCTTAATAAAAATTTCCATCCATCAATATTACAAATTTCTTTATTTATAATATTTAAAATTGCCACAAGTCTTTTATGATCATTTTTTACAAGTTCGCTTATCGTATTAACTTGTTTATAATTTAATTCTAACAAGCATTTATTTACTAATTCTAAAAAATTCATTCTATCTCCTTTATTTTTTAAAAATCCAAGCAGGAAATTTAAGCATTTCCTGCTCGAATTTCACTTAGAACTCACTCAAATTACCTTATCATTCCTTGTTTTAACTGTTCCATAATAAGGTTTTCATTTTGAGTAAATTCTTGCCCACTCATTTTGCCGATAGCTTCACGTGTAAAAATCCTATCCATACTGTTTGGAGAAGCATTTTGAGCATACGAAGTCAATTTACTTTTCGCCAGTGAGTTTTCGTCATTTAATGATTTTTCATGTTCAGCATTTTTCAAATACTTCTCAACAGCAGAAGATTCAAGCCCTTCCATCAATTGAGAAATTTTGAGAAGTTCATCTTTATCCATATCAAATCCTTTAATATAGTTTAAAACATCCCCTCTACCTTCTTCATTAAAAAATCCAGGTCGTTCTTGATTAAACAATTCTAACGGATTTTGACTTTGAGGAAGTTGTTGGGTTCCTGACTGAACTTGAGCAAGTTGGGAATTAGAGTTTTTTTGAGCATCTATCACTTTCGCTTTGCCTGCGAGTTGAGTCATCAGATACTGTCCTTGTGCTTGCGTTAAAACGCCTTGCTTTGTTAAATCACTAATTCTTAATGCCATAGCTCCAATTTCTTGCTCTAAAGCAAAATAAGGATTGCTGTTATTAGCTATATTTTGATTTGCTTGCGGATTTACGGCAAGCGATGAATTTCCATTTAATTGAATATTTTGATTTTGCATTGTTTTTTAATCTCCTTCTGTTTTAGATATAGATTTCATATAATTAACAGCCGCTTCAATAACGTCATCAATAAAACTTGATAAGAAAAAGGAAATAAGACTTTTCACAAGACTTGAACAGTTTAAATTTTTTAAAACATATTCAATTGCTTTTTCTTTTTTTACTTGTCCACTTCCGCTTCCTATCTCAGATTCTGCTACCAAAACTGCATTTCTAGCTAATTCTATAATCTGTGTTTTTATTTTTGAAAACATAAATTTCTCCCATTTTAGACAAAAGCACTCCTTATCAGAAAAGGAGTGCCTTTCCCAAAAAATTTAAACTACTACTATTTAACAAACTAAAAAGATTTATTCTGCTGAAATAACCATTTTTGCGAGAGCTTTAGGCTCAATAGTTTTTGCCCCATACAAATACAACCCTCTCACTAAATCTGAGAAACTATCTTTATCTCTCAAACTTTCAATTTTTGATAATTGAGAAGCAAAAGTAATAGCATCATTTGTACCAGCTAAAACATAATATTTTCCATCAACATCGGTTAAATTTGTGCTAACTAAAACATCCATGCCAGCAATTCTGCCAATAGAACCTTCTCTAAGAGTGGCATCCGCAACATTATATGCTGAAATAAATTCTGGACTTTGTAATAAATAAGCTTCTATATCTGGATTAATTACAACCCAAGGCTTAACTCCAGCATGAACAGCATCGGAATTTTTTAATCTTAAAGAAAGATTAACAAATTGTTCATAAATTGTTGATTTATTCAATATAATAGGCGATTCTTCTGAACCAACAGTATTAGCTGCAAGAACATCGGATTGCAACCCAAGTAAAAATGAATCTTGAACTTCTTCAATTGCTTTTTCAGCATTTGCTAAATGTGCTTCCATAATATCTGCATTAGCTTGAACCTTAGAAATATCATCAATTTTAAAAGCGAAGAATTTCTTTTGGTCAATTACTAAATCTTGCGAAGTTGGCGCTAAATCTGAATATGTAATATTTTCAGAGGTTAAAGTTGAAACTGAAACTTTTGCAGGAGTAATAATTTTTACAGTATCTCCTTGATTTTTAATTTCACCTTCCCAATTACGATTTACGCACTGCAACATTACGCAATTTTTCTCTAATAATTGATTAAGTTTTTGACTCCATATTTCTGGAATAAATACTGAATAACCAGAGGTTTGTTTTTCTGCCATTTTTTGTCCTTTCATTTTATCTACTACTAAAAACTTATGAGTGGGGATTTTAATCGTCATTATAAATTTCTCTAAACTGCAACCCAATAATTGCGCAATTATCAGATAAATCCTCTCCTGTTATACAAAGCTGGACTGAAAAATTACTTCCACAAATTTCAGCTTTTTCCATTGAACTTACAGAAATTGACCATATCGGAATATCTAAATTTTCATCATTCCAGCAATATTGTTTATCTTCTGGACTATCTTCATCTGCCCAAATTAAATGGTTATAAATTTTTGAACTTATATTTTCAAAATCTTCACTATATTCGCTATCATAATCTTTATACAAATCTAGCCTAAAATTGTTATCATAAACATCATCTAACACGAAATAAAATTCATCAATTAATTTACGATGTAAAACATTACCTAGAGATAAAAACGGAGATTTCCACATAAAAGAAATACCTTCTCCATTAAAACTTGTCCCACAATCCTCTTGATAAATTTTTCCTTTATCATCTGCCGTTAAAATTTTATTGTTAAACAAACAAGCACAAATAATATTTTGAGGAACTACTCGTTTGAACCACGCATGATTTAGATAGTCATTTATCCATATTGTATGAAAATAATCATCAGCAGCATAAGGAAAGAAAAACCACATTTGATGTTTGTTTGAATAATGAAGAACAAAAGATTCATCAATCCTTGTTGTGTCAAAATTATTAAATTCGTCTACAATATTTAAAGAAATCTCAGACCCTAATCTGATTTGATTTAATTCTCCAACTTGCTCAAGCGCATACACACCATTACTTAAAAAGAATTGTTTATTATCAACATTTACAGGAGTTCCTTTTGCGTAAGCACCTTTATCTGCAAACAAAGAAATCGCAAAATCATCAGGACTAGACCCTGAAAGCAAATAAACTCTTTCTTTTTTATAAACTGCAAGATAATCTTTGTAAGTACACATCGCAGTAATATCATCTGTATCGGTATGAAAATCATTGATATAACCCGCATCATCTTCTGTTGTGAAATCACTATATGAACCTAATGCAGAATAATATATTGTAGACTCTTTTGCACACCAAACTCGTCCTTTATATATAGTTATACAATCAGGATACAAAGTTCCACCAGCAAGGTCTTTAACCTCACATTCAACAATATCAAAATTACTATTATTTTTTATATAAAAAAGTCCGTCACTTTCTGTTGAAACAATCACCCCTCGTAAAAATTTTACAATAATAACCTTTTTTCCAGTTAAAGTTTTATTTATTAGAGTCAACTTATTTTCAACAGCAGAATAAATATAAATTTTACCAGAAATCGTTGTTATAACTAATTTTTCTACCCCATCAGCTTCCATATCACCCATACAGGTA